TGCATCATTTCCACCTGAAGTCCATTTTCCATGAGCGTCACGCGGTTGATCTTCTGAATACTTAGAAATCGGAAGAAGTAATACTGTCAACAGTGACATATCAAACCGGTATGGTCTTGTTATGCAGATACTGAAATACGCTTTGCCGTTTCAAGAAGATCTTCACTACGAAGGAACGCACACTTTAGAAATGTCTGTCGGTGAAATTATCAAAGTGACAAATCAATTCCACACGGTGACATTCTGGGTGAAAGCAAACACTGATATCACAAACAANCGCAGGTTTCTTGTTCTTAGAACCGGCGCTAAAATCGAAGACCNCGGTAATATGAAATATCTGGACACCGNGTTGTTTGCTTCAGGAACAATTGTCTGGCACGTATTTGAACTCTTATGAAAATCGTTGAAATCGAAGTAAAAGCAGACTCGAAAGAGAAATTCGCAGGCATGTATATTTTCAAAGTTCCTGTTGGAACGACATTCGTGAAAGCGGTAGAAAGAGACAGGAAAATAGTCTTGATCGGTTTGTTTGACGAGAAAGCAGATGCTGAACTTCTAATGAACAAGCCGCGAACTATCGGTGTCACACTTGCCGATCGCGTGGTCCCAGAATACATGCAGTACATCGATTCNNTTCTTATTCAAGGTACTCACCTCTGGCACGTGTTTCAAAGAATTGAACCGGTCAAACACTGATCGGCTGCTGAAACAAAGCTTGTTCAGCCAGTCGTCTCTTCGTAAGTCCCGCGTTTGGCAGTCCGTTAACTTTATTCCATCGGGGAAATTGCGTGGATGCAAGAGAGAACAGTCCATAGTTCAGGTCCTTCACAAGTGTTGAATCAATAAATGCCTGCGCGCCAATATTTTCACAGAGTGATACAAGCGCGTCAAACTGATTCTGATTCAGCGATACNCTTACCGCGCCGTTCACTGCATCTTCAAATTGATTGATACGCATCAGAAACCAGGCGTCAGCCTGTTCCTGTGTACAAGTATCGCCTTCCCTGACAGCTTTACCATCAGGATAGAAATCATCGCCCCAACCGATCTGCCAACGATTGACATCTTTGATTGCAACCAATGAACATCCTTCATCTCCCTTGATAAGAGCAATTCCNGCAGAGCTTANGGTCATCTGAATTCTNCNTAATTGAAAACAAGTCCTTGTGAACATCTATCATCAGGATGAACATCACCGGGATCGAGAATGCCGGGAGCAAACTCATCGTCTAACCCAACAACGACACCGTCTAATGACATACAATCCTCACATGTATTCGAATCGCCACTGACAATCCATCGACGCTTGACATTATGATCCAGAAGTCCCTGTTGACGCGCCTGTTGCCAAAGTGCTCTCTGACCCTTGTTGGACGCTCTCAGAGATTCTGAGCGAGCAATGGTCATTGCACGATAAGCAATATATCGTTCCTGATAGCGTTCTGTCATCGTGTCGATCTGACTTTGTTTCAACCCGGTACTGGTTCTGATCGCCCTGTGAATTGATCTGTCATAACGTCCATCACGCAATGCACGATTCAACGTTGAACGCAAAGTGTTATGACTTGACAGAGCTTTACGATAGTTCGATACTGCTTTCGACTGTGTGTCTGTAAGACCAATGAAACTCTTGATCAAACGTGCCTGTTCGGCTGGACTTCCACCGCTGTCGAACGCATTCGTGATAACACTGCGAATTCCTTCACGCGTATTGGCACTGATATCTTTGATTGAAGAGAAAGTGTACGAATCAAGAAACTTCGTTGCTTCAGGATTTGCCAGATCGAAAGAAAGCTTGAATCCCAATTTAGGAACAAGATCTGTTGAAGCCGTTGCTGCGCCTTCTATGAAAGTTGTGCTCAACGCGTCTTTGAAGCTTTCAATGTTTGAATCGCTGTCTTTTCCGTTAAGAATATCACTGAAGCGTTGGTCTAATGCAAGCATTGAAAGAACTTGATTCACATCACCAGACTTAACAGCATCAGCAAGATCGTCAAGTGAAATCCGATTCTTAAGACGATTCAAAGCTCCCAAGAAAGCTTTACGAATACGAGGCGCAAGTTTGTCAGCCAACGCATGTAAAGCGTCATCGGGATCGGCTTTATGTAAGAGGATCGACATGGATAGCCAATTTTGAGCAGATGGCGGGTCGCAGGTGCAATAGTTAAGGGTTAGGTAGTAGTTACCTTGCCTGCAAGCCTGTAAACCGCACACAGCGACCGCAGAGATGGAATGCTTACTTGAACAACAACGAGACCCATTCAGACAACTTACTGCCGGTGAACTTATCACCAACAAGAATGAAAACACATACGACAAGGACTTTTATCCAATTGATATCANGTTTCTTTATTCTTGCTTTGATCTCCGCCATATCTTCTTGTTCACTGACACGTTGTTCAAGATCTACAATAGCACTTCCATGACTTTCCACTGTTTCCGACAAACTTTCTATTGCCGTCAGGCGAGCAACAATTTCAGTTTGAAATCGTGCATCGTCTGAGTTGTGCTTGGCCTGAATTTCTTGTATCTTTTCACTGAAGTTTGCAAGCGTGTGGTTTAGAACCCTATGATTCTCAGTAACTTGTCGGAAACCCTCTTCAAGTTTTCCGATTACACGCTGCACATCCATATCTTCCATTTAAATTGAACCCCTTGAGTAAATCTAATTGAAAATGTTTCCATGACGGGTACCAAGAGCACCTACCGGCAATCCACTCAACGCCTGACTGTGAGCATGACCGCCAAGAGTGATCCAGTATTCGCGCTTTTTGCCGTACTCTGGNGCACCGATGTACATCAGAACAGCGTAGTCGTCGGCTTTCCATTGTNGTTTCATTTGCTTTTATCCTCCAAGAGTAAGGGAGTGTTTCGTACAACGGTGTACAACTTCAAGTTGACTTTTCTTTCTTTCGGCAACACGTTTTACAGCGTCACGAATTTCAACAAGTGTTTTACCGGCTTCAGTCAAAGTGTCCAAAACATCTCTAACTTCAAAGTAGCTCTTATTGAAAAAGAATTCATCGAAGTTGACACGTGACATCTCAAGAATTTCTTCGTTCTTGATTTTCAAATTGTCGATGAATCGAACAAGCATCCGCACTTTATCTGTCAGTTTGGGCATCTGCCTTAATTGAAAAGATCCGGCATCACTTCGAGACATCACACGTTTCAAATATATACGTGCCTGAGCCACATTGAGCCTGTTATCAAGAATGTNNTGCGCGTGATGAATCTGATTCTGTTTACTATTGAACTGCGCAATTTGAAAAGCTGTTACAAGTTTCAAACGCTTTTCATCAGGAACTTTGTTTCCATTTGCATCTTCAGGATTCAACATCTCTTGAACTTCTGGTGCAAGATTCAACAGAACAGAATAATTGTAGACCGTTGCAGGTGACACGCAGATCCAGTCTGCAATTTCTTCAATTGTATGATGCGCCGATCTCAATCGTTTTACTGCATTGGCAATCTCCATCGGAGTATGCGCTTCACGTCCGAAATTCGAGATACATGAAATTTCAAACTGNTCTTGTTCATCTTTTACTTCGATGACAATAGCTTTGATCTCGTCAATCTGTGCAAGTTGACACGCACGCCATCGTCGTTCACCATCTATAATTTGGTAATCGACAGGTCCTTCAATTTGTTTGACAATGATCGGTTGTTTCTGACCGCGCTTTTTAAGGCTCAATGAAAGACGATACAACTTGTCTTTGTCAAAGAATACACGAGGTTGGTTAGCGTCAGGTTGAATACATTCAACTGGAATAAGAACATGTTTCTCGGCTGATGTCTCTGTAATCTTTTCCATACATCTACCTCGTTTACTGATTTTGATTCTGTTGATTCTGTTGATTCTGATTTTGATTCTGTTGATTCTGAAGATGTGTGATACTGTTCATCATTCTCTGAACATCTTCGTATTTCATCTGACCGCTTTGGATTGCCGATTGAACGTTCTGAAGTAACGCTTGAGGATCGCTGGAATCACCAGTAGCGCCTGTCATATTTCCTTCAGCATCTTTAGGAGCTTCAGGAAGACGGGCAACTTTACGAACGTAATCTTGTGTCGGTGTATCAATGAACGAGAAACCTGCCATAGATAATTGTTGAATAGACTGTGATAGTTCTTCAATATCACGTACACCGATTTCACCGGGAACTATTCTTGGACACATATCAAGAGGAAACTTGTTCAACTGAAATAACCGCGTCACAGCGATTCTGTTCATCACGCTGGCAACTTCATCCATGTAGGCACTGATTGCCAATGTAAAGATTTCAGTAGCGCTCATGTGCATTGAACGCGATCCGGTTGGAGTCTGTCCGAACTGCACGAAGCCTGCAAGAACAGTGTTGAGAAGATCTTGGTTATAACGATTGATCGTCGCTCCTGCATCAGTCTGCTTGGCACCGGCAGCTTTCAGAAGTTCAAGTGTGACAAGCGCGTTTCCCTTTTCATCGTAAGCCAAAGGCAGAACGATACCCGCCTGATCGTCAACGCGAATGTTGGTGACCAGACGCTTGGCTTCATCCATTCCACCCATTGCCGCAAGAGCTTCAGCGCTTGCTTTCAGAACTGGAATACCGCAAAGATCGCGCTCAATACCGATTCCTTCAACCTCTTCTATCCGGCGCTTGAAGAACCAGGTTCGATAGCAGTTGCGAAGAAGACTGCGCCCTTCCGGGTTATTCTTTATTGATGTCGTTCTGAAGAGCAGCATCTTCTGAATTGGAATAGGAACTGTATGATAGTCAGGCGCTGAGAGCTGGACCGCTCCCTGCAAACCGCCTTCATCGTCCCAAATCCAATACAGAATACTTTCCTGAGCACGAGGTGCCTGCTTTCGCCAGCCTATGAGACCGTCATTGAACNTTGAAGCTTGTCTGCCATCTGGACCCTGTCTGCGCTTGTAGACCGTTTCAAACAATGAGAAACCGAATGCAAACATGTTGACGCATTCTGCGATAAAGCTTTCCCAAGTGTGTGACATGTCCTGCATACAGCCNTCAACGAACGCGGCGTACTTTCCGCCTTTGTCTCCGTCTGCCGGCTCTACATGCCATTCAGCTTTGCGCAGAATCATCTCGAGAGCGAAGAACAATGCACCAAGAACGGCATCATTGTCACGCATTTCACGATAGATCTGTTTCTGTCTGTATGTGCTTAGATCAAGGAGCCATTCTTCATAGACATATCCGACACCGCGTGTCCGAAGAAGACCCGAGACACCGACTTCTTCAAGAAGCTTCGGTTTCGGCACGTCTTGGACAGAACCCGGTATAACGAAAGCTTCTGATGAAACTCCCTGTGGAGGGTTTCCACGCGAAGAAGCTCCGTACTGAGGATTCAAAGAATCCTTAGCGCCTTTAGCGATGCGGTCAAAGAGTGCCATAGGAATAAATTTAAAATGCTTCGTCGTACTTCAACATAAGAAAGTAGAATCTGATTGCCTGCTCAAGTGTCATGGTCCTGACATAACCCAAAGAACTCCATTCATCGCGAAATGCCCCGTACCATTGCAGACCATTATCATTAAGGATTCGGATGGTTGGAAACATCGGCATTGTCTTCAATCTTTAGTAGTACGATTATCGCACTAAAAGAAGTCTGAGAACTACTGCAATAGCGGCGAGGAAAACGATGGATCTGTGGCGACGAAGACGACGGGACCGCCCGGTATCAGAACTGAATAACGAAGAAATCATAGCGCTCAAGACTTCCCTTGAGGGTTCTGTTGACCGTTTTGAATCTGCGATGCATTGGTTCACGGCGCTCGTAGCGGTCGGGTTAATAGTCGAATATCGAGAGCCGTTTTTGAAATTCATAGAGAACTCACATCAGAGACGCTAGTGGGGATTATGGTCAAAAACTTCTGACTTTCTCCTACGAACATTATAGGATCTGGATGCACTGACCATGTGTAACCGGCTGCATCAGCCAGTTCATCGAACAACTGAGAAAAAGTTTTGAACTGAGGCGCTTGAACAGGCTTTGGAATACTGATGAGCTTTGCACCACGACGCCATAACAAACGTTCTGGATCGAGAACAGCTTCAGCACCGAATGCGCCGATCAAACTAAGAAACCTGCGACGTGTATGTTCCATACCGAAACTTTACCGGTTTAAAAAGGGAGCACGGCGAAAGCCACAAATACCGCGCTCCCACGCTGCGAATGCCAGAACTCAGACTCTAGTGTCTCATCGCAGCGATCTTANGCTGCGCTCNAGACGCAGAAGTCTTGTTTTATGCCATGACCTGAATAGCCCACAAATCTGAAGCAAGATTCGGATTCGTGAAATATCCNAACGGTGCATAGAAATAACCAGATGCTCCCCAACTTGTTCCCCATGAATTTCTCACAATGAAACACTGAGGCGGACATCCGTTTAACGGACTCTGTGAATCGTTGGCGCCGACAATCAAAACNGCATGACCGCCCAGAACACTTTCATCGGGTCCAGGCATTGGCATAATACCTGATTGTGCAACGACAAGACTCTCGAAGCTTTCATAGACAGTGAAACCGAGAACAACAGGTGTTCCCTGTGTCAATGCCTGCTTGATCGATTCAAGATCCTGATTNACNGCTTCATACTGAAGNGCTTTGGTCGTTGATGCCNGATCGTAGCAAATCTGCGCAGGTTTCACCGTGAACTGCGACTCAACGTATGGCCAGAGTANTTCGTCACAAACACCTAACGCATTAATGGATTTGATTCCATCACGAATAACAGCTCCCGCATCTTGCCCGACAGTTCCCTCCATGTTTCGTTCATTATAATAGATAAACAAACGTGACGGTGGAAATGCGGGAAGTCCTTGTCTGATAAGGTCATACTGAACATCAGCTGCAATTGAATTCGCAGTACAACTTCCAAGTTGACCTTGATCATAAACAGAAGGCATTTGAGGTCGTAGATCGGTTGTTGGTTTCGATGGTTGTGAAACACGTGGCAAAAACATCCTGTCACGATGATCCGGAAGTTGCGGTTTCCAACCGTAAGAACGGTTTATTTTCGATTCTTTCATTTCTGTTTTATTTCTGTGACAGTCTGACTTTGATGCCATTCATTGAACTGCTGATTTGTGCCATTTGACTGTTGAATTCTGCTATGTGTTTACCTGCTCGTACGTCTGAATTAGATTTCAAAGCTCTTGGATCTTCTTTAAACTGACCTGCTTGTGACGTTCTTGCAACAGATGTCGTAGAACTCGCTGCCGGTAACGGTTCATACAAAATGATGAACGCATCGACGGCGTCAATGGCAAACGAAATATACGTTTGCTCTGTTATAGGAATGATTGGAAGCGTTGCAAAACACGCGCCGATATCAACTGCCTCTTGTGCTGCCGGTTCACCTTTTGTCAGTACAGTGGAAGAACACGCAAGTCCAGATGATGCAGCAATAAGCCAACTCTTCTGTACAGGTGTAATCGATGGCAGATTAGCGGCATTAGCAACTTCTTTCGCAGCAACTGCCAGAATAGAAGCAACTGCAACACAACCAATGAGAAGAACTGTCATTGCTGTCGATGTTACAGACGCCAACAGAAACCGACCGTCTTTTGTTCGACTGACAAACGCTGTTAGAACTGGTGACATTTGATTTTTCCTTTTCTTGCGGGGTTGACCGCATTTTTGTTCGATAGTGACTTTCAAATTGAACTATGAAGCAAGCTTCGATTGAAATTCAGATGGATGTTGAATAGTAACTACTCCACCGCTTTGAGCTGCTTCGGCTTTCGTACTGTTGCTGGCAAGCGTCTGAATGAACGCATAGAACCAACGAACCATATACTTTGCGTTCGGTCCAGGATCTGGCATAGAATCAGCAAACTCAATAAACACTTTGCCAACTCCAGCCGTTGAAAGAAACGTGATTACCGTATCAGTTGTGATATGGGGCATCGATAATCTTCTCCTTTACTTGAACAAACCTGCAAATCGTTTACAGAATACACACCACGAACACTTTCCAAGTCCGTGAATGCATCGTTTGGGAGTTACACGCATTTGACTGACCCCTCTAAGTGAGATAGAAGTTGAAACCTGAAGTTGGTTATTTGGAAATGGAAAGAAGATACGAAACAACGATGAACAAGATACCTGTAGCTCCCAAAGCAATCCACAAGTTGAAATGCGCTATTGAGCTTATAAACGCCATGAACCCCAACAAAGCGATCAAATCCCGGTGCGGTTCAAGCTTTTCGAGGTTTACAATCGGTGTTTTTCGGTTCTGGCGCGTCGCAGGTGCTTCGCTTGGCTTGCTGCCGGGTGTTTGTACTGCACCTGCCATGCCAGCAGGCTGTAATCGCTTTAAAGCTTCATCAACCTGCCTGCGTAGTTCAGACGGTTCCAAAGGTTTTGAAGCTTCCATTATTGTTTCAGCATCTTCTCAAAGCGTTCAGCGCATTCACGTGCATGGTCAGCATGAAGGTGTGCTCCTTGTTCCACGAACTCTTTTTCACGCCGTCGCCAAATTTCAATGCACTCTTGGATTGAACTTAACTCTCGATTAGTCATTTGAGCGCCTCTTATATACAACGTCTCTGAGTCGATCAAGTTCAAATTGTGATAGAGCTGCTCCAGCAAGAATTCCAAGAACCGACCGCCTTGAAAGATTAGACATCACGCTTATCTTCGACGCAGGCATATTCAGAACTTACACANGAGTTGTTGGAGACGCTGCGCGAACGGCCGCACTGATAAGCTCGTGCCCCAACTTCTTTGCGGCATTAGAAGAAAGAATCATAGTAAATCCCTTCACACCATTTATTGGATTCGGTTCAAGAAGAACTTTTCCATTTTCAATTCTAACAGAAAACTTTGCTGAAAGTTCTCTATCAACTACGATATTCGGTATGCCATTTTTCATATGCCTGTTGAATCCTCTGTAATTGTTTAACCCGCCTCGACCACGCATAGGCACGCCGAAACTTTGAAGGCGCAGACCAATGGTCTTCCAACTGACCTGAAATTCGGGTTGAAGATAAAACGCAATCTCTTTCAAACTCAAACCGTCGTTATACAACGNAGTCAAAATTTCCCGGTCCAAAATATTCATACGTCCTACCTTCGATTATTGACCTGTGCCAATGATTTATGTTCTAATTTCCTTTGAGTAAAGTGGCATTACAGAAAGACTATTACCGTTTCATCAAATTGTGATGTAAATCCTGTCAGCCTTACTTTTGATTTTACGTGTTCAATAGCTTCGACATTAGAAAATCCATTTCCAATCACACGAAAAGAATGAAATTCCATTCCAGCACAGCGCTCCCATTCACGGCAATCAAAGAATTCTTGCGTCTCATTGAAAGCACATGATACACTCAGCTTCAAGTTGTTTTCCTTGGCAAAGTTAACAAACTCTGCAAACGATCCAGAAACTACAGCGATTCTTTCTTTCATAGGACAAGTACATTCTTAGGATGTAATGCAACAATAGATTGTTCGGCGCGTTCTAAACAATCACGAATCTCGATGCGAATACCACGAATTAGCGAAAACTTTCCCTCAACAACACGCTTTATGTGACGATTTGCAATTCCAAGGTCAGAATCAAAAAAGTTTTGTTTGTCATAATCATTCAAGCCGCCAAGATTCTCAACAATCAAAAAGATTCGATTGCGTTCCTCAACGATATCGTCTATAGTACACGTATCCCAATTGATCATAACCAGACTTTACCGGTTTCCGCCAAACTTACTTGGAGCATTTGAAGGCATTCTGAAACCAGAAGGACGGGTCATTCCGTAAC